GAACGCTCTTGCCTACGAACTTGTCCGAGGCGCAGTTCAAAGCCATTTCAATTTACCTTCAAGGTTGATTTGTATCGCCCAAAACGAGCAGATGCACATAGTTTAACACGTCAATTCGAAGTTGATCTCACACCAAGGGCGTGACGTTTCAGTGTAATATGGTCCTTGCACGCTACCAACAGGCCTAATTTGCATCATGCAACTGGTCTCAAAGTGCGCAATAGCCGCATCAAACAACGATTCAGCAAACAACTCAGCGCCTTCTGTATCTCCAAGCGCCCGACCATTTGCGCGACCAGTTACGATCACGCGAATATGCGGATACTGGATTTCACCATTTGGCGTGCGACCAGAGTCAGACCAGACAGCGACGAACTTCTTTGTGCCATTGTTAGCCTCTTCCCACATGCCGCGACTAATGGTGTAGCCAGCCGTCGAGACATACAGCTCTAGCCAGTCCTTGAATAGATTGATCGGTGTATGGCTCATGGTAGTTTCATATACCTTTCAACTACTGCGTCTATGTCAGCCCGTGCATCAGGCTCTTCGAATGCTTTCTTGAGAAATCCAGGCTCTGCATCAGGATCCCAAAAGTTACCGCGTGATGGATCTGCCTTAGATCGGAGAATGTTCTTGCCGACAGTCGTGCCTTTCTTGTCATGTACAGCCGCTGCATATGCCGCTGTGTAGCCAAGCATTGCTGTAACCTTATCGCCTAACTTGCTGATCTGGCGGAACTGGCTGTTAATCAGATTGCTCGTGTCAATTGGCGTCATCGTTGCGGCATAGCCAGCAGCGACAATCATCACCTCAGTTAATGCCTTCTCAGCCATTGGTCCGCTAATTTGCCCTACTAGCTTGTGCAAGCTTTGACGAACTTCTTTTAGTCCATTAACCGGCATCAGACAGTCTCCAGATCGTACTCATCCTCATAGCCCATAGCAGACATGCCATGACGAGCGATCTTGCGAATCTCTGCGGCTGAGACTGTATCCCACGTTTGCGCGGTAGTGTCGCCGTATGCGATGCGGTCCAAATAGGAGGGCCGAGTGTCTCCGGTGTAATAGATGTCCCGCGTCACGAACTCTGCGCCTTCAGTGTCGCGTGATTGCCGCGATACGCCCTCATGCCCGCAAAGGATGGTGTACGGGGTTCCGTATGTGACTGCGCCGCCCCAATCGCCTTCTGCGAGCCTTGGGTACACGGTTGCGGTGTCGATCATGTACCACGCGGACATGAAGGCCATTACGATTCCTCCATCATGTAGCAGGGATCAGCGTCAGGCCAGCCGTATAGCTTCACGTCTTTATCCCAATCAGATTCAGCGCGGGAGAAGGTGCGATTCTGCACGCAATAACCACAGCTTCCATGATGACGGCATCCGCCCGCAGAATACTGGAATACGCCGTCACGCACGGTATCACTACTTCTGCGCTTCGCACGCAACGTCCTAGCCATTAGCAGCACTTCCCGCCAGTCGAAACCCATAGGCCGGCAGATGCGCCAGGTTCTGGAGGGATTACGGATGTGGTGCAGCCGCTAGTATCTAGCGTGCCAAGCAGAGAGCGTAGCGAACGGTAGCGATCAACGAATGAGCCCCAACGGAATGACTGGCTAGCTCCACTAGGGGCCGTCTGCGAACTGATCTGTCTGTCAACGTTAACGTAGCCCGTGAGTCCAAGCAGATACAGGTAGATAAGCGCTTGTGTCGATGCTGGGTATCCAGCCCCGTCTAGACACGGCTGGATTACAGAAACGGTATCAATCCATAGCTGAAGGATGAAGTCTGGCGGGATCGGAATTCCGTACGCCTCAAAATATTGCTTGATCTGTTCGAGCGTAGGCATTTTCGCCACCTGGAAAATAGTTTCCCATATTTTAGCACGGGCTATTGACGTAGAATCTGCGAGGGAATAGCCTACGAATCACGCAAGAAAACCACAGGAAAACGACATGACCTTCACCGTCCAGAAAGCCCGCAACACCTTCACCGTAACCAGCGGCGAAATGATCATCGGCAGCTTCAAGACAGAACAAGAAGCCCAAGCAGAAGCTGATCGAATGACAGCAGAATATGAACGCGTCCTGAGTTTCCTGTAATCCTGCCGACAACAAGGGAATGACAATGAGCTGCTTAACGGAAATAAAAACAACACCATTCGTTTATCGCACAGTCATTATCGACGGACAGACAATCCGTACGGCTGTTCGTCCAGGCAAGTCAACTCTTACGCCTCTGCTGATCTTTAACGGCATAGGCGCATCACTGGAGCTTGTGTTTCCCTTCGTCGCGGCGCTTGATGCTGATCTTGAGGTGATTGCGTTCGACGTGCCTGGAGTCGGCGGATCGGCAACACCTCTGCTGCCTTACACATTCAGCAGTCTTGCACGACTCGTTACACGCATGCTCGATGTTCTGGATTACGACGAGGTAGCAGTTGCGGGCGTCTCGTGGGGCGGATTCCTCGCCCAGCAGTTCGCCTATGATCATCCTAAGCGTTGCACCAAGCTGATTCTAGCCGCTACATCTTCAGGCGTGACGATGGTTCCGCCGTCGATGAAGGTTCTGATGATGATGGCGAGTCCTGAGCGCTATACGAACCCTGAGCATATGGCTGCGATTGCTCCGGAGATTTACGGCGGGTCGTTTCGGAATAATCCCGAGCTGTGCACAAGTTACGCCAACAAAATGAAGGCGCCAACATCGCAACTCGGGTACAAGCTCCAAGGTATAGCGGTCTGGTGGTGGTCATCTGCGTTCTGGTTGCACAAGATCAAGCAACCAACGCTAGTTCTGGCTGGAAATGATGACCCGATCATTCCCCTGGTCAACATGGAATTCATCGCTAGACGCATTCCTAACGCTGAAATGCACATCATTGACGACGGGCATTTGTTTCTGGTGACAAAGGCAAAAGAGATCGCGCCGAAAATAATGAAATTTCTTTCTTGACTGGATTATGGTTGAGGTCTAATCTTCAAATCAAGCAAGACAAACAGACAACGGAGCAAGACGAGATGAACACCGAACCAAAATACCGCAGCGAATCTGGCGATACTTGGGACAGCGTGTACGTGACCGATTGCAACGGCGACGAGGTAACAACCATTGGCTGGATTGATGACAGCGTTATCGACAGCATGAACGCGCAGCACTATGCGAAACACGGTTGCACGCTGACCTTCATGTTCGAAGGCGGCAACATGGACGGCGCTACTGTCTAACCAACCCCGCTAACACATCAAGCCCCTTAACCGGGCCCATTAACCACCACGAGGACACGACCATGCTATGGCTCCTGCTGCTTATCCTGATCTGATTCAAAGGCCCTTGACTGGGCCTTTTTAGCGAAAATTATTGGAGGGTAATAACATGGCAACTATTTACTTGGGCACAAACTCGGTATACGAAGAATGGTGCGACGCCAATGGCTACAACGGCGAAGACCAACACGACTACGAGGAAGAGGTATACAAGCGCGGCTCGCATCAGAGCTTCTACATCAAGAAAGAGGAAGATGACACTTACGCTCTCGTTACATGCAGCGCTGATTATGACTGGGGTCGAGACAATATCGAGATTCAGAAAGAAGGCTTGCGACGAACAGAGAAGCAGGTAACGACAACCACCGTCGTTTACGAGTAAAAACAAGGCGCCAATTAAGGCGCCTTTTTTCATTCTTAGAATTGTTCTTTAGGTGGTCGACCGCGACGAGGTGTAGCGACTTCTAGCACCTTCTCAGACGCAACCTCTACGGCCTTGTTGATCAGCTCGGCAGGCAACGACTCTGCCTTTATCCGCGTACCAACTTCAACGCGAACGCCATCACGGTAATAACCGCCGCTAGTAATCTCGAATTCTTTCATATTTACCTCAATAAAAAAGGGCACCCTAAGATGCCCTTATTCTAACCTGGAAGGTTATGCGCCTTTAACAAACTGCGCTACGCCGGTCGAACCGTTCGCATCACGCTTGAACTGTGGAGCAACTGCGGTCATGATCTGGAAGCTGTACTCGTCGGTGAAGTTTTTACGTTCAATCGGCATAGTAGTGATTGGCATCGCAGTCAGCAACTCAACCACGCGGCGCTCTTTCACAACGGCGAGGATTTCGTTAACTGGAACAGCAGTGGATGGAACGATGGACACGATGCCTGGAATCGCCATCAGGCGAGCCAGAATGGTGTTCTGAGGCGCGGCGGTCACGTAGTCGTTAACCGATGCTGCGAACCAATCACCGTAGTTCAGGTAGATGGTAGCGCCGCCGTAGTAGTTCTCGCCTTGCAGGCCGATCAGTACACGCTTAAGAGCTTCAACCCACTGAGCGCCGGTAGCAGTTACCAGGTCAACGTTACCGAAGTTACCGGTAGCGCGGCCTGGAGCAGTACGCAGACCGTAGATCTGGTTGCCGGCTACGTTGAACTTGGTGTCGCCGTTGATAACCAGGTCTTCAAGCTTCTCTACAATTTTGCGGTTACCGTTGTCGCGAGTAGCCGCGTCCAGATACTGCCAGCCGCCATCTTGACGAGCAGCTTCAACATCGCGCCAGCCGAAGGTGAAGGTTGTGTCGTAGATTGGAACTGGAGTACCTTCGTAGTCGATAACTGGAGCATCGGCCTTCGCACGGCTGCGACCATCCATCGAGCTGTTCACTTCGCCAGAGTCAGTGACTTTGGAGAAGTAGTGCAGGACTTTGCCAATCGGCACGTTGCGTTGCAGGCTCGACAAGTCGGTGAACACGCCCAATGCAGCACGCTGCAAGGTGATCAGGTCTTGGTCGTAGGTAGCCCAAGCATCACGAGGGATGGTGTAGGCGTTACCGATCATCTCGCCTTCGCTATCTCGTGCGAGACGTTCCTGGCGGGCGTTGTGAGCGCGGCGCTTGCCGATAACGGCTGCTTCCTGCTCTTTGTTGAAAGTCAAAATAGGCATGTCTGATTACACCACGTAGGAGTTAGCGAGAATACGGACGTCACCGAGGCCGTTCGCGGAGATTGCTCGGGAGGCTGCTTCGTCGAATACTGCGACGGCTACTTCACCGGTTGC